CACGAAGACGTAAACCTAAAACATAAATTAGGTTCACAATCGTTGCAAGAATATCAAGTAACACTGTCAAGTGGCGAACAAATGTATATTTTAGCCGCCGATTCTATGGATGCAGCATATTCTGCGTTGGAATTGTCCGAAGACAGAGATGTAAACCTTATCAATGTGAGCCTAATAGATGAATGGTAAGCCTAAACGCAAGCGATACTTTCCTAATAATTGGAAACAAATCAAGGCCGCACCTCCAGAACTATTTGAACCGCATTTGTTTTTAGAAGTGATGGAGTGGAAATGTCAAGGGTGGGAGTTACCACCTGATGTGTGCTGCATTATCAGGGCCACACACTTGAAGACTAAAAAAGTAAAAGAGTTCGTCTACAAGCGTCAATCAGCAGCAGACAGAAAGCTTGTCGAATTCTTCAACGATAAAACACACGACCTCTGTATTACTACACATGACGCTCAACATTACGTCGGACCACGGGCAATTGATGACGAGGGGGACCTTTAACTTTCTTTGTGATACCTTGCAGGAAGAAATCAATAGTCATCCCTATAAAGATGAACTTCTTAATCTGATTGAAGCACAAATCACAGACGATTGTAGTATTGATTACTTGTAACACTCGAAGAGCGTGTTCTAAGGTTTACAAGTTCACTCTTTATCGGAGCACCACTTGAAGCGAGTTAATTTCAACATGCCCGAAGAGTGCCATGCGTTGCTCAAAAGTGTTTGTGCTCTTAAAAGCTTAAACATGGGTGAGTACATTTATAAATGTGTACATGCTGAATTCACCAAACAAGCTTTTGAAGATAATCAAGTACAACAATTAGTGCTAGCAGGTACATACCAACCTGGAACTAACGCTTATCGTCTCAAGGAATCAATTATGGACAAAGCTACTTGAACATTGCCTCCTTCGGGGATTTCTACTTCGGCATCGATAAGGAATCCTTTACTGATGTGTCTATCCACTTGTGGAGATTTCGTGTAGAGTATGGAGGCCCACGACCTTCATCTCATGGACCCAGCAAGGGGTCTAGTCACAGACGACGACGCTCTTTCCGTTTTCAAAGCGATTGAGATTGTCAGAGACTTAGCGATCGACGGCAACATGCCGTTGCAAGCACTCCAATGCTTTCTATATGTCTGCTCTCATGACAAATGTCATAAGTCACGTATGGAACAGGAACTGGGATTGAGCACAGCATCAGGTAGTCGGAACACTGACTACTTATGTGCTCAAAACAGATTCAAGGTCGCAGGCTTAAATCTCATAACCAAGGAGGTAGACCCACTCAACAAACGTAGAATTGTTCTACGACTGACGCCGTTAGGCATTCGCGTAAAAAACGACCTAATGAATGAATTAAATGGACTTCACAATCATTCCGGCAGCGGAGTACGTGAAGCCTGAGAAGATCACTAAGTTTTCACAAGGCTTTAATCACACGCTCCAATCGCTACCAACCTGGCGTGAGTCTGAGCTGCCATCAGGCAATCAGAACAACATCAGGAATTTCAACAAACTTTACGACATTTGGGGTGACCCTCCACTTGTGGACATTGACCATGACTTTGTTCATGCAACCATTGCCGAGTTAATTGAAAGTACTGGGAACAGTACAAGTACAGCTAACCGAGCAATCTCTACTGTCAAAAAGGTACTAACACTGTGTGCCAGAAGTGGTTACATCAGAGGTGTACCTGTCATTGAGAAACTTAAAGAGGGCAAACGTAGACGACCTACGTTCTACACCAAAGACCAAGTTGACCGTCTTGTGCAGATAGCACAGGGACGCGGTGATGATGCACTAGCACAAGCAATTGAGCTAAGTGCGTATAGTGGTCTAAGACAAGGTGAAGCACGACGGCTCCATGTTGACGACGTAGATTGGCGTAACAATGTATTGCTAGTTGGCGGTACAGAAGATACGCGCACCAAAGGTCGTAACTACAGAGAAGTACCGATTCATCCAAGACTTAAGCCATTGCTTAAATCAAGGACAGGAACAGATCGTGGTTACCATGACATCATCTTTGATGAGTTTCCTAATCAATGGAACTTACACCGGAGATGGAAACATGTCCTGAGGTACGCCAATCGAGAAGACAGGACCATCACTGAGCAGCACTATTGGAAGACGTTACGTAACTCTTTCATTACATGGGCGCTTGATGACGGTGTGCCTTCTATGAAGGTCAAGGGCTGGGCTGGTCACTCCTCTATCACTGTGACTGAGGGCTACTACAGCCAGAACAACGACCAGGACCACGACCTGATGTCACAACTCTAGTTGCGACTAGCGGATCAAAAAAGCGGGTTTACCTCGCTTGTCAACGATCCAAACTCACCCCCGGAGTAAGCTGAGAAACCAGTGGGGGCGTGGCGGAATCGGTAGACGCACGCGACTTAAAAAGGCGTGTTTCTACTGATCCACATGCGGACTGAATAAGAACAAATCGATCACAATCACTGCGCCGCAGTACTATCCACTTGTGGATTGCATAAAAAGACGAATCTAGTGCGTCTAACCGTTCATTATTACAAGTTATTACATGCCAACACCAGCCCAAATTGACGAACAAATCGCACTGGAAAGGCAGCAAATCAAGCAAGGTTTGGAAAAGCTGCGCGACAACACCACACGGTTGCAGGACAAGGAGTACGCCTCAGCGTCTGTATATGGCATCAGTTCCATCGATCAGCTTCTGCCGCTGGTCATCGAACGAATTAAGGACACAGCAAAGAACAAGATCAACAAAGGTCAAGCAGGCAGAGCATTCAAAGAGATCAAAGTATTTCTGGCGGACATTGAGCCTGAGGTAGCTGCTGCCATCAGCTGCAAGGTGACCTTTGACAAGGTGTTCTCAAGCAAGCTCAGGGCGAATCAGCTTCAGAACGTCACAGACGCCATAGGCACAGCCATTGAGCAGGAGTGCATGATCCGTCACTACGAACGGAACGTGCCAGGGCTGCTGCACACGTTGAAGAAAAACTATTGGCACCGTTCCATCGGCACACAACAAAAGGTGGTGGTCATCAGGACATTGATGAACCGCTACGACGTTGACCACTGGAAGGCTTGGGGCAGGGCAAACCGCATCAAGCTGGGAGGGTGGCTACTGGACTGCATCAGCAACGCCAGTGGCTGGTTTGAGAAGGAATTGAAGAGGGAGGGAAGGCGAACAGTCCATTACATCGTCCCTAGCCCTGAATTCCTCCAGATCAGGGGTGAAGTGATGGACAAAGCAGAGCTATTTAGCCCACTGGCATGGCCGATGTTGATCGAACCAAACCCTTGGACTAACGACAGGCAAGGCGGCTACGTCTTAAACGAAGTGATGAAGGGTTATCCATTTGTGCGACGGGGTAACCCCTGCCGTATACAGGGAGAAAAAATCCTGGAATTTGTCAATCAAATCCAGCGCGTTGCGTACACACTAAATCCATTCATTGTTGATGTTGCTAAGACACTTCAAGAGCGTGGACATGTAGTAGGCAAGTTCGTCCCTGTCGTTGATTTACCACTGCCTAACAAGCCATTAGACATCGATACGAACGAACAAGCTCGTATGGGTTACAGAAGGGGATGTGCAGAGGTAATGAACCAAAACGCACAGCAATTCAAGCGTTCATGTCGTACAAGAATGACAATGAACGCAGTGTCAGTCTTTGAAGACAAAGAAGAGTTCTATATTCCATGGAGCTGCGATTATCGTGGACGTGTCTACCCTATTCCGTCCTTTCTTACTCCTCAGGATACAGACTTTGGAAAAAGTTTGTTACTCTTCAAACAAAAGGCATTCATGACTCATGAAGCTGAAGATTGGCTTAGATTTCAGGTAGCTACTACAAAGGGACTAACTAAGTCAACAATGGAAGATCGTATCAATGATACGCTTCACAATCATGAGGTCATTACAAGAATTGCTACTGACCCTATTGGAAACATTGGAGACTGGGAAAGTGTTGACGAGCCATGGCAATATCTAGCCGCATGTCATCACTACTACCATACTTGCATCTTATGTGACTGGAACTATACAAACCTACCTGTTGCTGTAGACGCTACATGTAGTGGTCTTCAAATACTCGCAGGATTGGCTAGAGATGCATCAACTGCACGTCTAGTAAATGTACTTCCAAGTGACAAACCACAAGATGCATACAAGGTCATAGCTGAGGTAGCTAAACCCAATGTTCCAGAGTCTGTCCGTCCACACATGGACAGAAAGACCACAAAAAGAACGGTTATGACCGTGCCATACAACGCCAAGCCCTTTTCAAACAGATCGTACATACGAGATGCATTGAAAGAAAAGGGTGTAGAGGTAGAGAAAGAAGTACTTACTAAAGTCGTTAACGCTGTACGCAGCGCAATGAATGAAGTAGTACCAGGACCGATGAGCGTAATGAAATGGATAGAGAAGGAAATAGGTTTAGCAATTGACAGGGGTGCAGAAGTAATTCAATGGACAACACCATCTGGATTCAACGTCACTCAAAAGTTGATGAAGAAACAAGTAGAGATTATTGAATTAAGTCTACTTGGTAGATGTCAGATCAAGGTCGCTACAGAAGATGGAGACAAAGTAGATAAGTCACACCATAAAAATGCAACTGCACCAAACCTAATTCATTCACTCGATGCAAGCCTCCTCTGCCTATCTGCAATACGCTTCAACGCTCCGTTGGCCGTCATACACGACTCGGTTTTATGCCGTGCTACTGACATGGCTACTCTTTCAGCCATTATTCGTGAAACATACATGCACTTATTTGCGGAACATGACTACTTAACGTCATGGGCTGAGCAAATAGGAGCCACAACTGAACCACCGATTATTGACACACTTAAACCTGAGTCCGTAATTGAATCCACATATTTTTTCTGTTAATGACCCGCAACACATTTGTAACTAAACAGCCTGTTATCCTTGATGGATATCAAGCTGTAATGAAGCCGTCTAAGTTTGGATATTCACTGTCTGCGATCGTTGATCAAGACATTGTTGAGCAGCTAGAAGACGACAGAACTGAATCCCTGAAATGGGCAGAATCCAAACTGAAGAATCCTAAGCGTTCTGTTTTGAAACCTGAACCTTGGGAAGAGGTCAGTGAAGGTCAGTACAAGGTCAAGTTTTCATGGAATGAAGACACACGCCCACCAGTTGTAGATACTGAAGGCACACCAATCACAGATGTAAACGTACCTGTCTACTCCGGTAGCAAGGTTAAGTTGGCTTTCTATCAAAAGCCCTACATCCTTAGAGATGGCGTGACCTATGGATCAAGCCTCAAATTGAAGGCTATTCAAATTGTTTCGGTCAATGGATCTGCTGGTGTCGATGTAGGAGATATGTCAACTGAAGACGTAGCTGAACTGTTCGGAACTACTGCTGGATACAAGGCATCTGAACCAAATGTAATTCCTAACGAGACACAGGACAGTGACGACGACTTCTAATGGCTTTCCGCTCAGGTCTTGAAGAGCGGGTAGCAGACCTGCTCGTTGATCTGGGTGTCAAATATGAATACGAATCTACCAAGGTCGATTATACTATATCTCATATCTATACTCCTGATTTCGTACTTCCTAACGGCGTAATTCTAGAGTGCAAAGGATATTGGGATGCAGCAGACCGGCGCAAGATTAAGACAGTCAAACAACAAAACCCTGATCTTGATCTTCGCATGGTGTTTCAATCACCCTTCAATACGATCAGCAAGAAATCAAAGACGACATACGCAAAATACTGCGAACGATTAAATATACCCTGGTGTTCTTTTGCAAGCATACCAATCAAATGGCTCACATGAGTCTGAATTTGTAAGACACATACCGTGTCCAGAGTGTGGTTCGTCTGACGCTAATAGCGAGTACTCAGACGGCCACCAACACTGTCACAAGTGTGGTTATCACACATTTGCTGACTCCACCGTTACTCACAATCA